AAAAGGGGAGCATTTCTGCTCCCCAATCTTCTTAGTCGTTTAGTAGATCACGAAACTCCTTTAGATCAGGATCTTCGTCTTCATCCTCTTCTTCTTCAATCACAGGTGCTGCCTTGCGAGCAACTGGCTTAGGATCAGTGAAAGGAATTTCTTCGCTATCTTCAATGTCACCTTTTGCCCTAACCTTAGCAAGGTTTCTTTCCAGGACATCATCAGTATATGTTGACTTGCCAGGTGTCAGACCTAGAACATCATTTAGGCGTGCCTTGAGCTGGTCATACGTCTTGAAGTTCTTTGGATCGGTAATCTCTTTGAGAGAGTATTCCAACTTCCAAATCTGCTCTAGTTCGGAGTCATCGTCTGATAATGGACCAGGTGTCAAGAATGTGGATTCATCGTAGTTTGGAAAACCAGACTGACGGGTCATCTTCAACTTGAAGTTAGCACCTTCCCATAGATTGAATGGATTGATCTTCTTTTCTGAATCAAGGTCTGGATTCATCATCTTTGTAATCTTATCAAAGATTTTCTTACCATACTTGAATAGAAAGACTTTGCCCTCATTCTCTGGATTCTTAGGATCACTCACCACATAGATGTTAGAAACGTAATGCAGGCGGCGCTTCTGGTCACGGGCCTGCTTGCGCTCTGGTGAGTTATCATCGGTAGAAGAATTCCATAGAGTAGAATTATATTCAGAAACAGGATCCTTGACACCCTGACCAAGAGTGGTCAGTGACTTCTCAATATACCACTTGCCTGTGTATTTGTTTTGAAATCCATGATCCCAATACTGTGCCCATGGAAGAGCATCGTCGCCATCAACGGCAGGACCAGGTAGAAAACGAATAACAGCAAGAGCATTGCCAGCCTTATCTTGTGTAGGCTTCCAATAGTTGTCTGTGGAATCGTCTTTATCGTAGGTGGGCTTATTGATTTCATCAACCTTCTTGAGAAGATTGGAGAAGTCTTTAGATTGTTTCTTGAGGTTTGAAAAGTTCATAGTATTTTCCTTGTATTTGCGTTGTATGTTTTCTTATCCACATTATCATCATATAATAAGGTATTATAACAGAACAATCTCGCTCTGTCAAGTGGTATTTAGTCACCAATCAATGGCAGGATCATTTAGATCCTCCCATTCCCATTTTCCAATCGGATTTCGTTTTATCTGCTCAACTGCGGAGCATTCAAACTTTTCTTCTTGTCGTGTCTTATCTCCCCATACACGGCGAGGATTACCGCACCAAATGCATCCAGTTACACCACAGTCCATTGCATTCATCTTATGAAAACGATGCGGTTGAATAGTTTCACCATACTTATTAAACGAGTATGATGACTTTTTCACCTTGACTTGCCTATCGATGTGTCGCTTCTTTTGTTCAAATCTTTTCTGTCTTTTTTCTTTATCCAAGATTCCACTCTTTCTCAAAGATATCAGCCTGTGTTAGGTAATAGAAACATTCATCATTGATTGCCATTTTACCTACAGGTTCTTCTCCTTCAAATGGTGAGAACACCCAGTGCCATCCATATTTGGAATCATAACTCAAATCGAAGTTTCCTTCTACATAGTCTCTTAGGATTTCTGATGCGTTACCGTTTAGTGTTTCCAGTTCCATCGATTTTCTCCTTGAGAATGTTTTTAAATTTCAGAGTATCATATTTCAGGAAAGGTCTATATTTACGGATCTTCAAAGATATCTTTGGCCATATCACATCGTCTTTATAGTATTTATCAAACTTATTTGTGTAACCAATAAAGTCATCCAAGATAACCAGAGTTTCGATAGAAACCTCGTGGCAGAGAAACTGATTGATAATAGCTGGGTATTCATGTTGTCTGGTTTTAAAGCAATCTTTCATATGCCGATCAAACAGGTCATTTATCTCCTGATAAAAAGTATATGAAAGTGATTGCCTTCTTTTCATATACTTTAGGTAGTTTAGGCCGGCATTGTCATCCAACATATTGGTGATATAATGCACATCTTCCAAAAGATTAGCAATATAAAAATCTTTGATCCTGTTTGTATCATACTCCTTGGCGATCTTATCAAAAAAGTATCTATCTTTCCTTGCCATGAAGGAATCTTTGTTTGCACGAAGTTTACCATTCATCTTAAAGAAGTCATACTTCTCCTGGGTGAAATGCGTTTTCAATGCTATAAACAGCATATAAGCACCATAACCACTTAAATGCGACATTGTTAAACAATCTGGTAAATTTTGTTCATGTAACCCAGGTCACCGTTTGCGTATGTTTCCGGGTCGTAGATTTCCACAGGATTTTCTACTTGTTTGATTCTATCATAGTTCACAAATTTACGCAACTCAACAAACGAAGGACTCGTAAAGAAAACTTTCTTTCCTGATAAGTGGGCATCGAATAGGGTATTCCAGTTTTCCCATGCCTGGTCTTCCGTGTTGAACACATTACATGCAATCAGCACATCATAGTCATTATCATTTTTAAAATCATATGGCATACAATCATTTCCAATGACAAGCAATGCAGCTCCAGGTATCGAATAGATGGGCATGATCACATTATCGAGTTTGAGTCCGCATTGCTGTAACTGGATATTGACTATGCCAAAATCCATGGTCATTGTCTTTATAGACTTTTTATAGAAGAACATGTGATTTCTTCTGATAAAGTTGGCCATGTTGAATGAATGAATGCCTCTCATTTGAGGAACATTAAATGTGAATATACCAGAATACTCATCAATCAAATAACCTTCATTCAACAAAGGTCTAAGACTGTTGTAGTTGTTAATGAGTATGTTATAGTATAAGTCTTTATGTTCCTCATTGACGTTTGGACTAAAGAAAAATTTTCTAAATCTTTCTTTCCATATGTCATGTGATGGCACACTTTCATCCATCAAGTCAAAGAATGGATTTAGGTTGTATTTCATTTTGTTTGATAGTCAATTACCGAATCTGTTCCGTGACGATCTAAGATATCATCGAGTTCAAATGGCTTTTCGGTATCGCCCATCGCATTTCTGGTGAGGTCATCAAGATAAGAATTATTCTTCCTAGCTATATTTTGTAGCGCCGTCCTGATACCTGCCGCAACTTGACGTGCAGGCATATTCGCTCCTTCCTGAAAGTCCTGGAAGTTCATATTCATCGCTTTGACCGCCGGATTCTGCAAGGTCGACGCCGGCCAGACCTTATTAGCGTCGTCAGCAACTTTCGTCGGAGCATCGACACGGACCTTACGAAGCATTTCCTCTAGTGACTTTGACTTTGACTTTAGTGGCGCTTCAATCAAAAGGTCTTCTTGTGTCTTCCAACCACGTTGTCTAAACTTATCAAGGCGCCACTTCTTTACTTTCTTATTACCATTGATAATAAGGTGCTTGTTCATAATAGCGTCATAAGTCTGATGGCTAATGTAAAGTCTACCGTCATGATAGGATGCCATACAGTGAATGAAGTCAAAATGGTCGATTAGTGCCTTGCGATCCGTAAAGTCGGTCTTGATATACTGAACCTTTGAATCCTGATTGCGTGCTGTAGCAAAGATATGTTCATTGCTATATTCATCATCTTCGTCCAGATGATACTTTACTGACCATGTACCCGGCTTATGCCTAATCATATTTTCAAACATGTTATGTGGCGTGGGACTTTCAGGATTGAATGATTCATCTTTTAGAAGAAAGGTATCAATGTCGTTGATGACTTCATCCCTTAGCAGAGATGAGATACAACCACCGGCAACGACCATAAATACTCTATTATAATTACTATCAGTGGTTACCGTATCACTTTTATCCCAACTTGGATGTCTTCTTTCAAATAGTCCAACGTCATTGATTAGTCTTTCTAGTTTCTGTTTGACATCGGCAATGTGCCGCACTTCTTTGTTGGTAAATTCTTCACTGGACATGATGTAACCCTTTTATAAAGGAAGTTGTGAGGTATTAGATTTCTTGAGAAAGTGAAGTTCTTCGGCTTCTAGTTTGATTTTGGATTTGAGAACACCCGAGACTAACTTTGCTGCGGTCTCTATCTCGAATCCTGTCTGTTCACAATACATAACGACGGCATCGATATAAGGAATGTCTTTCATGTAGACCAGTTCCTCAATCTCTAAACTAAACTTTTGGATATCTTCGGGAGTCATTTGTTCCTCTGGTTCATAATATAAAAAGTGGTTTTTCTGTTTCGAGGAAAACCACCAAACCCAATGAACTTACGCTGCTAGAGCGAAGTCAAATGGTACATTGTCGTTTGCTGCACCTGCAATTTGCCTTTGGTCTCCTTACGACCTTACTGTATCC